CATTTTCATGAATCAAATCCCAATCAATGCCATTTAACGCTCTTACAATCAACTCAGACAGAGCCTTTTCGGTAGCAACAGGGTCAAAATCAGTTATAAACTGATTCCATGCTTCCATTAAAGTGTTAAAGATTTGAGCAAGGGTATCACCAAACAATCCCCAAAGTTCTAAATCTTTAAGAATTTCATTAATAAGAACCATCAGACGATGAATAAAATCTCTAACCATCGTCTTGATTTTTTCCCAATCAATGTTTCTTAGCCAATCCTTGATGGCTTCAAGAATCTCACGTAATGATGGAAGCCCTAAAAGCGACCCATCTACATAGACCTTCTCAAACATATCCTCTGGGTCTATCTGTGAACTACTGCTACTGCTCTTATCATTGAGGATATTCAATTCATCAAGTCCATTAGTGAGGTTTTTTACTTTCTTTGTTGTATCTTCTACATTCTCACCATAGTCTTCGTAGAATTTCTTTGCTCTTAAGTAATATGGCTGTCCTGTTAATATAGCCATGAATTTAGCCATATTCTCAGCCATAGCCGTAAGAGAAGTTAAGAAGGACTCAACAGGCACAGCCATAGCGTTAATCAATGGCTCGAATATAGCCATTAACTGATTGCCTGTCCTTCTCATTGCAGAAAAGATGATTGATACATTATGATTCAAACGAAGCATTTCATCGTTTGCGTTCTTCTCATAAAGCACCATATCTTCAAATGCTTGTTTAAGGCTTGAAATAAAGGCTTGCACAATCTTACGCATCAACATACGTGTAAGCATTGTAAACCACTTATTTGCTACCTGTAATGCCTTATTTAGTAGGTGAGTATTCTTTACGATACTCTTAAGTGAACCATTAAAAGAAGCCAGATTCTTTACAGCTCTTGGAGTGATAAGGTTAGCAATAGCCTTTGCTCCCTTACCTACTGTGCCTAAGAAACTACCAAATCTAGCGAATACAGAAATAACCTTTTCACCAAATTCACCTATCTTACGCAAGGCACTTGTGACTATCTCTGCACCGCTTCTAACCGCACTAACAACTTTGCTTACTGCACCTGCAACAGCGTTAAATGCCCCCACAACTTTAGTAAGCATATCTTTTGCGAACTGTTTTAAACTTTGTAGGAACTTAGTGAACATATCATTTATCTTGTTCATTGTATTCCACCAAGTCTTAAAGACCGCAATAAATACACCTGCAACAGCCACTACTTGACTCATTGCAGTTGCTATAGTTCCTAAAGTTGAAGCTACACCCTGTAAGCTTGCTAATGCACCTTCGCTTAACTGTGCTGTACCACTTTGTACCGCCCTTCCAAACATATTTGAAAGATTACCAAGCGAACCTAAAATAGGATTGCCTGTGCCAGATAACATACCACCAAAACTTGAAAAGCCTTGTCCGATACTGTTTCTCATGTTCTGTGCTGTTTCTGCTGTTGCCCTTGCTGTTCTTTCTGCTTCATCAGCAACTTGGCGCATTGTTTCTAAGACACCTTCCGTTGTTTCTGGAACGTGACCTAACTGTTCTTGTATTTCTCTTATTCTGTCTTCAAGATAATCCACACCTCTTACAAAAGCATCAATCGTTCTCTGTCCTTCAAGGCTTGTATCGTCATTAGCAAGCAACGTATCAAGTGTACCTTGATAACGTGTAAGTTGCTGTTGCAACTGTGGAAGTTCTCTTAGTAATGCAACATCACTTTGAGATAAACGCTCCATTTCTCTTAATGAAGAGTTAAGTGATTCTATTGCATCACGATATTGACGTACAAACTGCGCATTAGTAGCGTATGTGTACGCTGAATCTCTATAGCCTTGGCTTCCACGTAATACGTTTTCATCTGACTCCCTAGAACGTAATCTGTGCAGATTAGTATAAGCCCTGTTCATTGCACTTTCGGCTCTTGATAACTCATTCTGCAATGTACGAAGGTTAGCTCTTACCTCTTCTACAGGAAGGTTTGTGTCTATAAGTCTGCTTAAATCAAGTTGGGAATCATTTACGATAGCTTCCTGTGTGTGTCGCCAAGCATCTTCTATCCTCTGTGTACCTCTTGTTTCAAGCTCTGTACTTACTCTGTCAATGCCTTGTCTTATCTGCTCTACCATTGCATCAGACATCATATGGGAACGGAAAGCATTTCTGAACTGAGGATTATTGACTAAATCAGTCATACTATACATAGAATTTAGATTATGAAGCTTTTCTAAACTTGTTCTGGTCTGATTTTCATAGGAAACAATCATCCTCTGCGCACGACTAAGGTTACGCTCCAAGTCTGCGGTAGGCTGTGATATGTCAAACATATCACGCAAATCAATACTTCTTCTATCATTGGAAAGCTGTCGCCACCAATCATTGAAGCTAGTCATTTGCCTACGTGTATTTCTCAATACTTGATTAACATGAGCAATACCACTATTATCTATGCGGATAGATACTCTGTTATTATTTCCAAGCTGACCGATTGCTTGCATCAGTTCTTTGATGGGCTGTACCAGATTAGTAATCTGTTTATCCACACCATTAAAATGATGTAAGGCATCCCCTACGCCACCTAAACTGTTAATAGCTGATTTAGTCACGCCTGTTACTTGTGACAATCCTCTTAAAGCCGAAACAAGGTTGTTTACACCTACGGCTACTTCTTGAATACCCTGTAATGATTGTCCAAGTCCATCAAAGTTATCCCTTAATGTCTTTCCAAGCTGTCCAAACTGATTAAAGGTTTTCTTTGTGACATTCCCTACCTTAGATAAATCATCTAAAGCACCTACAAGGTTTCTTACACCTCTGCTTGCTTCATCTAATCCATCTAATTTAAGGTTATCAAACTCATGAAATGCTTTTCCAAGCTGTCCTATCTGCTTTATTCCACTTGAAGCATCCTTAGTAAAATTTGCTAACCTTTGTAGGGCATCTATGGCACTAGTCAAGCCTTTTAGGTCGCCTAGTTCGGAGTCAACTTTTATCAGTAGATTATCAAGTTCCTGTCCGTCTGCCATTCTTTTTTCTCCTTTACACAAATTAAGGGATAGTGACTAACGCCACTTTGTTAGTCCTATCCCTTGTATCACTTTGTTATAGGTTTGTTCCTTCTCTGCGCATTGAATTGTTCTACGTACCTTAAGAAATCCATTCCTTCCTCTTGTGGCGTTTTCTTACGCTTACTTCCAAATATCTCATGAGGTTTTTTGGGATATTTAGCGTTCTTTGACAGAATAGAACCTACTGCATTTTGCACATACAATCCATGTAACCATGCTTCTAAGTTCATTCTGCCTTGCCTTGCATCCATATCCATTTCATATGCCTTTTCAAAAGGCTTTAATTTCCTTGGATTTAAGTGCCAGAACACTTCATATGGTACGTGCATCAATAAAGCAGATGGCAACCAACCTTCATTTACGGCTTCTGTAAAACTACTGTATTTCTTTACTTCTTGGTTGTCTTGCGCCCCTTGGCTACTGTCGCTTTCTTGTGGTCTTGTGGCTGTGGGCGACTCCCAAAACCCGCATCAGCCATAGCTTCTGTGAATACACCGAAGATATCTTCAAGTGAACCGCCATTTGACAAATGCTGTGTAAGAAGTTTTCCTGCTTCTCTTGTAGGAAGTCCTGTCATTACTGCAAGCAAAGCTCTTGTCATTGTCATGAGCTTACTTCTGTCAAGTCCTCCATCCATCATAGACATTACATCTACACCCTGTCCTTCAAGGTCACATACAAGGTTTGTGAAATCCAAATCTGCTACAGGATATACCTGTGCGCCTTCACTTGTCTGAATTGAAATAGTTCTTGTGATTGTTGCCATATCTCTTTCTCCTTTGTTCGCCTATCAACAAATCGCCTAGTTACTTTAAAAAAGGGGCAAGGCGTTTCACCTCGCCCCCTAAAACCTAACTTAATCAGTTAGAACCGCCATCAACCTTCTTAATGGCTTCCTCACCCTCGTCTGAGATAGTGATAGTCATTGGAATTGCGGCGTTTGACTCGTAACCACCAACGTATACAGAAAGCTTACCCTGCCACTCAAACTTTCCACCTACGCCATTGTCACCAATCCAAAGCTGATATGTGTCAAGCTCTGATACAGAAGTCTTGTCATAGTCAGCTTCTTGGATAGCTTGAAGTTCATCATAAACTTCGCTATCATACCATGCTCCGAACTCATGAGAAGAAACTGTCTGAATACCATTCATGTTCTTCTGTTTTCTATCGGAGAGAGTTGTAATATCAATCTGCTCTGGCGCACCGCCTAAATCTGGAACAGATGTGATATCGCATACTTTGTTAAATACAGATGCTCCGTTTGCCTTACGATAAAGGTAAGAAACATTTGATAATACTGCCATCTTTTTATCCTCCATAATTTAGTTCTCACGCCTAAATGAGAGGATTGCCTATTTTTTAAGGTCGGAAACTGCTAGGCTCACAGCTTGTCGGTTGCGCATACCTATCCGACCTATATATTACACATCAAGCCTTTCATATCTTGCTACGAATCGGCTTACTTTTGAACCATTGATGATTGGCATGAAATTACGACACCTAAATCCTTCTTGAATCATATGCGCCCTTATATCATTTGCCATTTTTCTTGCTTGGTTTGTTCCTTGGTCTGTGTAGACTTCAATCTGAAAAGCTAGATTTATTCCTACTTCATTATTGGACAAGTCCGTTAATCTTGTAGAACCATCTAACTGAAAGAAATACATATAAGGTAGCTTTACTGAGCCTTCATCATACGTAGTTCCACCTTTTAAACTAGGATATAGACTCTTCATGTAGTTAAATAATTCAGTATAAATTTTGTTATGCTTATCAGATACCATTATTTAATCCTGCCCCATTTAACACTAAAAGATTATGTCCTATGTTCGCTCTAGCTTCTAAAAGCTGTTGTACTGACCTGTAGATAAATGGATTGGCTCTTTGTCCATACGTTGAATAAAACTTTCCATTCTTGGGATATACCCAATAATCTTGTCCTTGTTTATCAAGGTAATGTCCTATTCCACCTGCATTAGATTGATATGCCGTATTATATGGTGGTGGCAATTTTGATAACCAATCTGAGTTAATACCTTCATGGTTTTGCTCACCAACTAAGCCAGAACCAAACTCTACAAACTGTACAATCCCATCAAATATGAATACCCCTTCTGTTTTTCCATCACCTTCTCGAATATCGAGAATCCAATGGCTAGTCATATTGGGTGCTTCCTTATCTAATGTATCAGCAAGGAACTCTGATAACGCCCTTACATACTTACTAGGAAATTCCTTAAGCATCTGTTTGTAATCTTCAAGTTCCTTTATTGCTTTATTGATACTAGATAGGCTTAAAGGATTTACGTTAATTGTTCTGCTCATATCCTTCTACCTTACGTATAGCCCACACTCGCTGATGTAATCCTTTTGAAACCTTTACTACTACATAGTCTGGCTTTGTATCTGTTGTTCCATCCTCGTTCAAGGTTGGAACAACATCTACAAATAGCCGTGAAAATTCATTTATTGGAAGGTCTTGAACTGTGGATATCATCTTGTCATAAACAAGGTCTTTACCAAACGGAGTATCAGTTACTTCCGATGTATTTTCACTAATCATTGCTTTCGCTTTGATTGGATTAGAATAAGTAGCGGAAACTTTCTCACCTGTTAAATACCCATCTTCATCTACTTCGTCTTTGCCTTCTTCAACATATGTCTGGTAATAAAACTCTCTTTGGTTTTCCTCTAAATCAACAATACTAACCATCTTCTGAATCCCCTTTTACCAAACATAAGTCTGTACAGGAATAGCACTTAGAGCATCTTCTACTTCTTTATCCCCACCACTTTCCCACACTCTAGTTACTCCTAGTTCTGAGAACTGTTTTAAACCATTCCTCGAAGCAACTGAAATTATAGTTTTAGCAAGGTCGTAAATTTCATACTCATATCTGTCTATGAAGTTTTCTATCTCTTCATCTGTAGGATTGTCGTCTTCTCTCCAAAAGTAATGATTTATAGCTTTTCTCTTTGCTCTTTCAAGCATTATTTCAAGCTGTTCATCAGTAAGAGAAGTTTCACCTAAGATTACTTTGAAGGTTTCAACGCTCATATATCAACCTCTTAGAAGGGGCTAATTAAAGCCCCTTTTTATTTATCAGCCAGAAACTACTGCATCCTCTGGGAAGTCCTCAGAAAGACCTGTAATCTTAGCGGAAAGCCATTCTGCGCCATGGTCTAATCCGATTTGTCCGTAGATTTGATAATTCTCACCTGCGCCGACTTTAGCAAGTGCTTCAAGGAAGAAGTTACCTTTCTGTGGAACAGGTTGCTCCATAGGACGCATAATTCTTGGATTGAATACAAGAGCTGTTCCTACAGGAATTGTTTCCATAAGAACAACGCCTACAGCACCATAAGGTGTAAGAACTGTCTGAATCTTAAGACCATTCACATCACGCTCTCTTGGAACGGCTGTCATACCATTTTTATTTGCATCGTAGTCAAGCTGTGCAAGATGGATAGCTGACATACCAACGATAATGTTAGAAATATCTCCACCTGCTCCTGCGATTGCCATGAGTGCCTTAGAGATAAGTCTACGGCTCATGCCATCACCACCTGCATTGATGTTGTTAGTTGTGATTGCTGTAAGAATACCTCTTGACTTATTAACTTCATTATCGTTAGTAGCCTTCTGATATACACCATTGATGAATGTGTACTCAATATCCTGCGCAATCTTAGCCATTGCTCTTGAAATCTGGAAAGTAAGCTCGCTCTGTGGGTTAGGTTGCTGACCTGCAATATTAACGCCACTCATTGTTCCCATGTTAGCTTCCTTTGCATAAGAAACTGATACAGACTCTTGGAAAATCTGAGTTACGTTAGTGAGCTGACTTCTTGTTGCTACATTTGCTTCTGGGGCTGTAAGTGATGCAGACTCAGAAATGTTAGGCTGTGAACCTGCGATTGAGTTGTAATACTGACCGCATACGAACTCTACATGATTGGTATATCCACGATTAGCACCGATAATTGTGGAAAAAGGTGTTACTTCAACGCCCTTTCTAAACAACATTCCGCTAAAATTGGGTGTACCAAAACTCATAGCTGTTGCCATTTTCTTATCCTCCTTAGATTATTGGGCTTGCTGTTGTGCTGAACCCATAAGCTGTGCGTAAATAGCACCCTCGATATCACCACCTGCAAGCTTCTCTTGATAGATTTTGTTGTAATCAATCTGTCCGTCACCATTACCAGATACAGGTGCAGGCATCTTTGCGTACAATTCTGCTGTGGTTTCTTCCTTGACCTTTTTTCTTTCTGAATCAATGAATCCTTTCAGAAGAGTATTTACAGACTCTTCCTCACCATCCACTTTCATCTGGGCTACCTTTGTGGCATAATCCTTATCCATTCCCATTGCCAAGTAACCATCAACTGTATTACGGAAAGCAATATCCTTCTTTGCCTTTTCAAGTTCAGACTTCATTGACTCAATTTCCTCAGATTGCTTGGTAGCTTGCGCTCCCTCTGTAGCAACCTTCTCGCTTAATTCCTTTTTCAAGGAACTAATCTGACTAGAATAAGTGTCAATCATCTTCTTCATCTTCCGTACTTCTGTCTGTAACTCTGCGTTTACTTTAAGAAGTTCGGACTCTTTAGGCTGTTCGTCTTTTGGTGGTTGTTCCTGTGTAGGCTGTTCAACCACTTCCTGTCCGTTCTGATTAACAGTTTCGTCTTGATTGTTATTACCCATATTTAATTTCTCCTTTGCGTTTTGCTTGTTTTTACAATCGTTCTTCTCTGAACGATTAGCGTTTTAAAGCCTTCTCTGGCTAGTTTCTATATGTAAAAGGCTTATAGCCTTGAACATCATTTATAACTTACTGAACACCGACAATTTGCGGTTTCCTCAATTGGTAATGCCATATATAAGGGATATTTTCCTAAGAATCCACCAACATTGAAATAATCATCTATAGGAATAGTCACACCTTCTAATTCCATGTGTGTTAGCCTTACTCTTTCATCCAATGCCGTGTGCCAAGTTTTTGTCTTCTTACTTTCCTTGGCTTCATAAAACTCTTGGTTATTCCACTTCCAATTAGCTTCATTTAAAGCAATCAGATTGGCTCTTTCCTTACCTAACCAACGATTTATCACCTCATTGGCTACGATTACTGAACCTATTGCCAAACCATTCTTTATGCTCTCTGACAATTGAATAGTTGGGATATCATTCTGCTTCTTTATTGGAATTGCAATAAGGTTGTTCCATGTGGTTTCCTGTATTTCAGAAGCAGTTTTAAAAGCTTTATCAACAACAGACCTTGAATATTCATCCGTTGCTGTTACACTTACTCCTGTTATTTCAAGGTACTTATCCACAATCCTGTCTATGTATATCTCTTGATTGCTCTTAAATGAACCATCAAGAATGTCCTCAAACTCTTCATCAAACAAATCCATGAACCAATTCTCTAATTCCTCTGCTAAAAGAATCCTTCTAGCTTTCTGTGGATTAGTTATTAGCATTACTGCAAAGTAAAGTTCTGCGTTCATGTATTTTCCACCTGTGCTACTGCGGAAGGCTGTACAGACTCTTTAGCCTTTTCTTTTGGCTCGTTATTCGCACCGCCATTTCCGTTTTCGTCTGTATCTGCATTGTTAGGATTTGTCTGTTTAGGCTCGTCTTTAGCCATCTTCTTTTGCATCTTATCAACAATGTCTTGTGAATCTATCCATGCCTGTTCAGAATCAGAGAAGAGTCCTACTGTCTGGAACGCCCACAATCCATCTACTCCTGCATTAAGAAGTGTTGACAATGCGTTTGCCTTGGATATAAGGTCATAGTTCTTATTTCTTGGCATTGAAATATCAATATCTGAAATGTCAACCTTTTTAATCTTTGAATAACCTCTCTTATCAAGCTCGATTATTCTTGCCACAATCCTTAAGATTCTGCTTTCTGGTTCTCTAAAAGATTGTTCAACAGATTTAGCAGACAGTTCCAAACTCTGCCATCCATTTGACAACTGCATTGCTCCTGTAGTTGAACCACCGCTTGCTTCCTGCCATGATGGAGTCGATGTTATCTCTTCTGCCTGTCTATATAGGAAATCAGCAAATGTCTGTACCTGCGCTTGGTCTAATACCTGTGACAGATAAGCTATCTTTGCTTCTTTACCATCACCATTTGATTTAGTGACGATTACTCCGTCACCATCAATGAGCTTTTTCTTTTTGTCTTCATCAATCATGCAGTTATGAAGCCAAAGAAGACTCTGTACGTGCTGTGCAACGTCATTTATTCTGTCTGAATTAAGAACGTTTGCTTTATCAAGGATAGGAATTACCTTTTCAAAAACTCCCATTCTGTCTGTAAACTCAAACTCAACAATCGGTATCTCACCAAAAAGGTTAGGTGTTTCCTCTAACCCTGCGTATGTGTTATCATTCGTTACAAACTTTGAAAGCTTAAAACACTTCTCAGCCGTGTACATTGTTGCTGTAATGCTTCCATCTTCATGAACGAAATATGTACATCCCATGATTGGCTCTCTGAAAGCATCATTTCTGTAAACAACAAAGGTTGTTAGAGGATTAAGAGTCGTTATCTTAAATGGTGAATAATGATTTTTGTTTTCATTCTTCCAAACCATCTGATAACCAAGTCCACAGATGAAATAATCTCTTGCAAGCTCTACGTCCTTTTTGGCTTTGTCCTGCTCTGCCATCATCTTATTGAGCATTGCAATGTAGTTATTGTCTTCCTCTGCGGTAACTTCTGGTTTTCTCTTATCGTCCTCAACTTTTCCACGTTGCACGAATGTGACAGGATTACCAAAGCTATATCCAACATGAACATCTACTATCTGAGAAGCTCTGTTAATAACCAATTTCTCATTTATGTCTGAACGTATAGGCTTTACCCTATCAAGAATGGCTTGTTTTCCACGCTCATATGTGAATAGGAAATCTTCTTTTATTGCATTGATTTGATGCAGAAGATATGCTGAATTAAAAATTTCAATAACGTTTTTTTCTGTTATTTCTTCTGCATCTGTATATATTTTTATGCGACCATATTCAGAATCATTGTTAAATACTACAGATGAAGTCTGCATATCTCCCTCCAAAAAATAAGAGCCAAGTACGTTGTGTACTCGGCTCTATGGCTCTAACTAGATATTATCATGGTTTACCTGTTGGTTTTTATATTGTGCCTATTTGTCACATACTAGGTCTTCAATAGAAACCCCTAGTTTATCCGCTATTTCATATACCCATATAAGTTGTGGGTATCGTTTCCCATTTTCCCACTTGCTTATATCTGTCCTACATATACCTACCGCCTTTGCTAAATCCCCCTGTGACATTCCTTTTTCATCCCTTATCCTTTTTAAATTAGCTCCAAAGATATTTTCCATCACAAAAATCCTCTTTCCATAGCTGATATAATATATAACATTTGATTTGTTGTTTCATCAGACAATGGCTCTTTCAACACCTTCAATAAAGTAGTTCTGTGTATTCCCATGTTTTTTGCTAACACTTCTCTCTTAATATCTGAATAGACAATCTTTTTCGCTACTTTTACATTGTTAGGATGATTTGATATCTGGGTTAGAAACTTATCTAACTTTTTAGATTTTTTAACAGGTTTAGAACTTTTTTTCTTAATCACTTTTACTTTATAAACATTATTCATTCTAAACTTACTGTTATGTTGTGGGTATAAAGGGTATGCTCCTAACGATTTACCTCCTATACCATATCCTATTAAGCTTTTTTCCCCATTTATCAAATCTTTAAAACTTCTTGATGGTTTAAAGTGTATACTCCATCTCTTTTTGTTCCTCTCAAATTTACCATCACCACGCCCTAACCAACCATAATTCATATAGAATCTTCCAATTCCTGTTATCTCTAGGTCTGCGTGTGCCCTGTCTGCCATAAACTCTTCAAATGCCGTTCTTATTGCAGTAACTAATACTTCACACACTAATTCCTCTGGAATATCAGACTCCATTGAATTCTTTGTTTCTTTTACCCATTCCTTAAAGTGCATAAATTACCTCAAAAACCTAAACTTGCCCTACTGATTATCTCTACTTGTGAACCTTCAAAAGATTGAATAAATAAAGCAAACATGGCAAGCGCATCTACACCATCATCGTGTTTGTTTTTTCCAAGCTGTACATAAGAAAATACTCCACGCATAAACTCTGAATACATCTTATTCCACTCAGATTTATCCTTGAAAATGATATGTTTCTTTACCCAATCTGAATTAACAAGAATTTTCGTTTCCTTATTTGCAGTAGTATATTTCTTTGTGATAGTGCATCTGCCACCCTTTTGCTCTATTATCTTCTGTACCTCGTTACCTGTACGTGAACCTTCTTTATTTGACTCAAACTGTGCCATCTGTACATTATTTCTGACAAGACAATCTGCATTTAGTTCATCAAGAACATATGGTGAACCATTATCATATACAACGTCTTCCAGATACACCTTCTGTCCATATTTATACCCAACTAACAGACAGTTATAGTCCGTTCCTGTGTCTTTTGTATCGCATACTGCCAAGATTGCATCTGGCTCTTTTGTATTACCTTCGGTATCTACAGGAAGACCACCTAAGTAATAATTAAGTTCCTCTTCTGTATAAAGAAGTCCTTCTCTCTCGATAGGGTCTGAACGGAATATGCAACGGAAAGATACTTCGTCCATACTCTGCTCTAAATCTCTTAAATATTGAGTAGTAAAACCATCCCTTTTATAGTTAAGAACACTTTCACCATTTTCATCAAAACAATCCACCGCTATAAATCTTGCTCTAGGGTTATCCTCATATAAAGAAATTAAATGCCCTATTACATCATGCACCGACCATCTTGTACAAATATGAAGTTCCTTACAGCCTTCCATCTTACGTGTTCTAAGGTCAATAGAATAAGCTTCATACTTTCTTTCAAGTCTTTCTGGACTAAAGGCTTCTTCTTTACCTTCAATCAAGTCGTCACAATATAAGAGTCCATTTGCTCTTGTTACACCTGCTGTTGCAGAACCGATTGACTTACAGTTTAATGTCTTAAATGGTTTCTGTTTGCCTAAATTTATACATTGTTCTTTATCAGACTTTGACTCTATTGCCACATTAGGGAATACTTCTTTCCACGCATACTCACCAGATGCAATAATCGAATAAATATCACGATAAAGTTTATCTGTGATTGAATTAGTATGAGAAGAAGCAAGATTATATTTTTCTGGAAATAGCCCCATGTAATAGGAAAGAAATAATTCCGCTAATCCTGTTTTTCCTGCTCCTGTACCTATTGAAATAGACAATATATCAAGCTTATCGTCTAATAAATCTTGAAGCCCTTGGACTAATCCTAGTTTCTTAAACACTTCTCTTCTTGGAAGATAAAACTGTGAATTAGGATTTCTGTTATGCTCTACAAATATAAGGTAAGAATCAAAATCAAAGAAATATCGTGCAAGGTATTTTAACGATAAAAGATATAACTCATAAAAAGACGTATCATGTGCTGTCTGTTCTAGTGCTATATCTCTTCCTTTTTCACATACTCTTTTACCTTCGTCAAAATCATTATCAACTATGTATATGTTCTGCCCCATTTCGATAAAGTCTTTTAATCTGGCTGAATTAGTGGCTAGGTCAGAAGCATTTTCTAGTCTTTTGATTATTTCTCTATTATCCATAATAACCTCAGATTACAGGCATCACATATCTTCTCTGTGTATCAAACAAAGCAAATATCTCACCTATGATTTCCGATGCTCTTTCTTCTGTTTCATATTTCCCTACAGGAAAAGCTAACTCTCCACTATAGTTAAGTAGATATACTGTTCCATCTTCTTTAGCTGTAGCACTAGAAAACTTCTCTAAGTCGTAAATTGATTTTTCATCTTGTGCGATAATAACCATCGTTTTCTCCCTTAACAAAAATGAGCCGACTACTCAAAAGGTAATCGGCTCACGGCTCTTACTGTATTTCTATTGGTAGGTCTTTCAATTTGTACTGTTTCCACTCTCCACCAAAATATATTGTGATATCATCACCATATATCCTGCCTTTATAGGTCTTATCTTTCCAGAAAAAGGCATAATCATCTTTAAAATATACTGTCACATCCTGTACATTGTCTGGAATATCAAACTCTGTTGCTTTTCTTGCAAGCCCATTGATTACTAAATCATGGAACAATGCACTTCTTGTAGTATTATTATGCTTTACATACCAATCAATTCTGTCTAGTTCCTCTTCTGTGAATTTACTTGCTACAACTACACTTTTACCCATTTTCTACTTCCCCTTTCTTTTCAATTTGCGGTATATCTTCCATAGGTATTCTGCTTGCTATATCAGCTATGTTAGCTTCTACCTGTTGTACCGATATTGTTGAGTTGATTGTCGTTTCTGTCCTTGCCTGTACATAATCATGGTTATTATTCATATCAGCCATAAATGCCATAGGGTTAATCAGCCCTTGATAAGCGTTCTGCTTTTTACATGAAGCTATCGCATTTGCTATGTTATTTGCTACTTCTGCAAGCTCCACATCATCACCACGTCTATACTTTATAAAGGTAGTTCTTGATATATGACAAAACATACAGAAGTCTTCTATGTCTGGCACAATAACAACATTGTTTTCATTAGACTCTACTATGTTCTGAAAGTATTCCATTCCTTTTTCATATAGAGTTTCGGCATTATAGACTACTCTTTTTTTGTGTCTATTGTTGATGATTTCATCTTCTCCTACTTCAACACAGCCAAACATCTGCTCCAATGTTCTATTCGCAAGGTCAATATTCCATTGTTTTCTCTTTTCCTCTAATGAAAGCTTCTTTTGGTCGTATTTTACGCCACGCTTTTTACTATATTGCGCCATAGTTCACCTCACAAAAAATTGACACTCCCCATGCCTAAAGGCAGGGGATTCTTGCTTCATCGTTCACCGCTTAACTATTGGTAAGTCTTACAAGTACTCCACAAGCTAGATTATACTGTTCCTGTATGCCCTACAGTGCAGTTCGCTTATATTCCCATAGCTAAAGCTAGGGGTTTTACGCTCGTCTTGATAAGCCGATTACACATTTAAGGCAATCGGCTCAACGGCTCGGCTATCCGCAAAAAGTGGTTAAAACGACTCTCACTCGCATTTATCAACACTATTGCAGTTCTAGTTTCATCCACCATCGGTTATTATCACACTCTTACGAGTAGTTTTCCCATCGGTGTCCACTAGCGTTACTTCCCCACAGCCTATGGGTAGTTTGCTTTTTTACGCTAACATTCTTAATCCTTCATTTCGGATATTGATACTTGCATTTATATCCCTGTCATGCTCTGTATTACATTTAGGACATATCCATTTCCTTATCTGCAAGTTCTTCAATTCCTTATTTTGATAACCACAACAACTACATAATTGGCTACTTGGGAAATATCTATCCACTTTTACAAATGGCTTACCTTGTGCAGATAGCTTATATTCAAGTTGTCTGCGGAACTCTCCAAAACCATTATCTAGTGTCGCTTTACCATTTCCGAATCCCTTGTTAGATAAAGATTTCATATCAATATCTTCTACCGCTATTCCAGAGTATGTATCTGCAAGATACTTTGATTTCTTATGCAGATAATCTTTTCTCTGATTAGCTATATGCTTCTGTATCTTCGTAACTTTCTTATGTTGCTTTTTCCATCCACTAGACTTTTTCTGCCCTTTTAGATTGCCTTGTTTCTTGGAAAGTTTACGCTGTGCTTTACCTAATTTCGCTTGGCTCTCACGATAATAAGATGGCATCTGCGCTTTCTCTCCATCAGAACTTACGTACAATCCATGTGATACATAATCAAGCCCTATGAATTTCGTTTCGTCTAACTTTGGTACTTCTATATCAACCTCATATTTATAGGTGATACTCACATAATATTTTCCGTCTGTTTCTCGGCTTACTGTTGCATAACATATCTTGGCATTGTCTGGTAATGGCTTTAATCCTCTTACATTTAATTCTCCGGCTATCGGTAATTTCACAGTTTTATCTAAAACTCTAATACTTTGTACACTAGTAGCCGTATACGACAAACCATTCCGTCTACTGTGAAACTTTGGGAAATTTGTTTCGTGTTTAAAAAACTTCTGATAAGCCGTGTCTACTTGTCTACAAGCATATTTCAAGGCTTGTGAATCTGCTTCTTTTAACCATGTTTGATACTTTTTCATTACAGGAAGTAAGTTCTGCATTTCGTAGTACGAAAGATGTTCGCCACGCCTTTTATATACCTTTTGTTGTCGTTCAAGCATTTGATTGTAGATATAATTACAAGCATACAAAGTCTTATCTAAAATCTGATATTTTGTTTTTGATGTATATATCTGTCCTTTTGTTGCTCTAATTATTTCCATTTTTCAACCACTTTTTGTGCTGTTCTATATTGATTTGATACGTCAATCTGCATCGTTTCTCTTTACAAAGATAAGTAAAATTCTTAATCTCTGTTTGGTCTTCAATAGGAAATGCTTTTTTCCCACATTGAGGACAGCATACCCACTTCTTTCCATCAATAACTCTGATTTCCGCTTCCCTCACTATACCCCCTTAAAGCCCTATTCAAGTTATCACACTCTTCTACTAATGCTTTTCTTATAGGACTTAAATCTGATTCTTTATATGTATCTTCCCCATATTTAGTTTCTATAAGATACATCTTCGTACCATCTGGCATTTCATCAATAGAAATAGTTCTAAATTCTACTATCTCTGCTATGTAATTTCTTACTATGATTACATACCCTTTTGGCATTATTTAACCCCACTAGAGCCTATACCGCCACGGCTAACATCTTCCAATTTTTCAACCTCTTCAAATTCAAAAGTAGGTTGATGTTCCACTATTCTAAACTGACAGATACGTGAGTCCTTTTCAATTTTTGTATCTCTTATTGCAATTACAGGAGCATACCACATATCATTATCACCACAATATGATTCATCTATTATTCCAACTGAATTAGCAAGAATAATTCCAAACTTAGAAGGCGTACTGCTTCTTGCATATACATGGGCTTCATATCCATAAGGAAGCTTCATTCCGATACCTAAAGGTAAAAGCTTATATTCACCTTGTTTAAGTTCTACTGTTTCAGATATTCTAAGGTCAATAAGGTCGCCTTTGGCTATCTTCTCTATTTTGGTAATTTCATTGTCAAAGTATTTTATTTTTATTTTCATAGGCTCTACAGTTACAGTATGATTATCGGTAGATTTGCCAATACTCAACAGCCTAGTAACATCATCTTCTGTATGTCCATCCCAATGTTTTCCACATTCCAGAGCTACACAATCGAACAAATCCCAATATTTATCTGTTTCATAATGGTATGTATATGAACCTTCTGGGGTATCTACACCAACAATAAACCACTTACCATCACTATCAAAACAAAACTTGCCATCTTCATGCTTAAGTGACTTCCAAGCATGACGTTTGAAGTTATTTACAATAGTCGCAAAAAGAACTGCTCTTTGATGGTATAGCTGATTAAAGGTATGAAACCCATCACTAAAATCTCCTATATCATCAATACCATATGCTTCACAGATATCCTTTATTTCCATATTTTTCTCCTAACTTGCATCAACTTGCATTAACTTGCAATTTTAACTACCAATTGTAATATCAGACAAAACCAACACAGCCAATATTGTAATTTGCTTATGGGCTGTTTTTGAGCGAAAATCATTATACCTACAATCAGCCATATCACTAAACCAATTTTGTCAACCATTCTTTTTTTCCTTTTTTTTTGGTTGGCTAGAAGCGTAACGGCAACGCCCCTAGCCAAGTATGGATATTAGACTACATTATCTGGGGGGATATGTAGTTTGCCCTATTAAGGGCTAAGAGTCAATACAGATTTGACCCTGTACTAACCCTACAGACTATTTGAGGGGTAGTCTGTATTTGAAACGTGCGAAAAGACCATTGCCCTACAAGGGCGAGTGGTTAGCTAGGCTGTGACACCTAACTAACCTAGAGGTTTTAATAATGATTTCTCCACAGGTCGGCAACCTATGTATGTTATTCCACCTTGGCTAAGTGGAAAAAGGAAGGACAGGACTCGAACCTATATCTTCAACTACGTTATGTGTGTGCGCACAAGGCTTTACCTATTAAGCTACCTTCCTAAAATTTCATTTAATCCTTTATCTCTAATCAACTTTGCACGTTTTACCGCTTCACGTTCTTCCTTTGTTGGAAATTCTATTGTTTGCCACCCCATATACTCATACCATGTGTGGCATATGTAGCCTTTAGGGATAATCCTATTGAACTTTTCTTTACATTCATTTCTTGGACACCATATCTGAACCGCTTTATCGAAATGACTATTTGTATCTTCCCACTTATATTTTTTCTGAGTGCTTTGATAACCACACAAGCTACATTTTAAAGGTATTTCCATATTATTTTCCTCTATTTATCAGCCTTATAAACCTATTTGTCGCCAGACAAAACATCGAAACTTAGGCTGTTGCACCGATAATCCTTGACTTTATTATGGAGTATTTGAAAACTATCACCTTAAATTGACAGTTACTATCTGCTCTGATTGCTAAACAGACAAAAAGGATTATCAGTTAAGTTTGTGAACTACTCCGACTTATAGAAGTCGGAGCTTCCTGCTTCATCCACTACTGCGTTCCTAACAAGTTACCTTGTTGGCTCGTCTTACACAATGTCCACAGGCGTAAATTCGGATAGCTCCTACCCTATTGTTTATAGTTACGCTGATTCTAAGATTCTCAATCCCTCAACCTTAATGTTTATGGCAGAGTTCCAATCCCTATCTATTCCTTTGTGACCGCAATGAGGACAATCCCATTTACGGATTCTAAGGTCTTTAAGATTTTTATTCCTATATCCACACCAATGACAGAGTTGTGAACTCGGAAACCATTTATCTACCTTTATCAGATAACCACCTCGGTCTTTTAGTTTGTATTCCAAAAAGTTTACAAACATTCCGTAGCCGTTATCTAAAGTAGCCTTACCATTTCCAAAGCCTTTATTTGCCATAGACCTCATATTCAGACTTTCTACGCATACACAAGTATACTGATTGGCTATCTCAGTTGACTTCTTATGTAGAAAATCTTTTCTTTGATTAGCTATATGCCTATATATCTTAGCTATCTTCTTTTGTTGCTTACGATAGTTATTACTACCAATAGTCTTATGTTTCAGCTTTCGCTGTGACTTTGCCAACTTATCTTGTGACAATCTGTAGTAATGTGGCATATCACAATTTTTACCATTACTATCTACATACAACCCATCTGACTTGTAATCCAGACCTAATGTACTCTTTGATGTTACAGGAGCATATAATTCTTTAGATTCATACTCAAAAAGAATTGATATTTGGTATGTATCATCCCTATTTTGAGTTATGGTAGCTGATTTAAGTTTCCAATCTTCATTAGGTTTTCTGTGTATTTTAGCTTTTACTTTACCTAACTTGGGTAGTTTGACATAACCATCACCAATTTCTATGTTGTTATTCGTAAAGTTCGTTGTGTATGTTTTCTTTGCTTTATGCTTATTCTTATACCTTGGATAACCGCCTTGTTTTTTAAAAAATCTGTCAAAACCATCAGCCAAATGGAAAACTGCATTATTTAAGGCAAACTTATCAACTTCCTTTAGGAATAAAAAATCTTTCTTTAGATGTTGAGTGCAGTAATTATTCGCTGATAGTTTGGATAGATGTTTTTCTCCATTCTTATATCGTTCTTGTTGTACACTAAGCATCTGATTATACACAAACCTGCAACAACCAAAAGTCTTTTGGCATAATTCGGCTTGTTTTTTATTTGGGTATATAGCATAGACATAGGCTTTATTTGCCATAAGACTTCTCCTTTCCGTAAGATTATGGCTATTGACGGTGCTAACCCCTCCCTACTTCGTTGAGGAAGGGGATTGCGCACCTGTTATTAGTTCAAAAGAATCACAGCTTAATAAATGTTCTGTACCATCATATTTGATAATTCTGATAATCATGTCATGTAACCTTTTGTAAACTAATGTGGGTGTGGATTTGCACCACACATGGCAATCATCTTTATGCCCACTTACACCATTCCACAAGTTACTATCAGCATCGAACTGACTGGTCATTGTGCGTCTACCTATTCCGCCACCACATCTTAGGCTCGCTTGGTGTCAGTTCGTCCTTAACAAATAAGGCTTAATCCTATCACGATTTAAGCAGAACTCTCCCCTCTGCACCTAATTTTTTAAAGTTCGATTTGTTCAATCTGCGCTCTTACTTCAAGCTGATACAAATACTGCCCCATTGAAGAAGCTTGTGCCTTCAATACCTCTAAAGAACAGCTAGGCTCAAAATTCAAAGTTCCTGCTTCGTACTTCACAATCGTTTTATGAAGCTTATCGTATCTTGTCTTTGTTTGGTAATACTCTGCCTTGAATCTGTCCTTGTAGTCTGCGCTTGTCATTAAATCAATCGTGTCTTTTAATTCCATTTTCATTCTCCTTTTCTATTGCTTTCATTACTAACTCCATCAAACACTTAATGCTATTCATCTGAATGTACTTTACCATCCAATCAGTAATTGCATCTTCTGACAGTTGTTCTAGTCCATCTTTATAACCTTTTTCATATTGTTGTCTGTCATACTGCAACGCTTTAATGAGTTCATCCTTATTAACGTTCAAACCTACATTATTGATGCATTTTAGAACCCATTTATCTTGTTCTTCATACATTTCCTCAATAATCCTATGATTCTGTCCGTAAACCAATTCTATCGGACTTTTGTACATGATTTTCACCTCTTTTTTGCTTAAGCCCCACCACTTATGCAACACCCCACAGTTACATGAACTGTCAAACCCAAAATAGAAAAGATAAAGAGTCAACTAAAATGGCAAGTTTTTAGTTGAAGCGAGAAAGACGGACTTGCACCTTCTCAGAAGTTATTCCCCTTACTTCTATCTGCACTCCAACTTCGTTGAAACGTGTTCTCAGCTTAGAAGAGTCCTATTACCTTCACCCTACCACTAGGGCTGAATTGCTCTTATTCATTTTCTCGCAACAGGGCTAGTAGGTACTGCCCCTACGTACTTCGGTTCAAAGCCGAATACACTACTTTTGTGTTATAGCCCTATGGTAGTGGGTGTTCAAGAAAAGAAGTGCCTTCACCCACTCCGTAAACGTATTCAGTTATGGGCTATTACCGCAAAGCCCAAAGGCGTGATAGGGAGTTGCGCCCTAGAGAAATGAATAGAAATTGTTCTGCTACTCAAAATGTGTATAAATATACTCACATCGAGATTTTTCCTACTTCATCCTATATGCTTTCGTTAAATTTCAACTACTCACAAGTTCTTGTATAGTCCATAGGCGTTACTTTCCGACTAGCCATCGGTAGTTTTGTATTATTTAAGCTATCTTGTAATCCTTGCAATCCCTTAAGTTAAGGCTTGCATTGTAATCTCTGTCTGCTATATATCCGCAAGTACAAATGTATGTCCTATCCGATAGCTTTAAATCTTTCTTTACATTTCCACAACAGTTACAGATTTTAGAACTTGGAAACCATCTATCCACAATTCTTAATTCGATATTATTTTGATGGCACTTGTTAGTTAATTTAGTTCTAAACTCATATAACTTCTGTTGGCTTATTGCTTTTGAAAGATGTTTATTTTTCATCATCCCAGATATATTTAAGTCCTCAATAGTTATATAAGATGGCTTGGTTTTCACTATCTTAGCTATTGTTTTATTGATATAGTCTGTTCTGATGTTATCTAACCTATGATGTATTTTTTGGACTTTTCTCTTTTGCTTCTGTATATTCTTTTGAGTAGTTTCCCCTTTCTTATTACTCTCGAACATACGTGACAGACTTCTCTGTTCACGCTTTAGTTTCTTTTCAAGTCTTTTTACTTCTTTAGATTTATTTATGTTTTTAAAGACTTCTTTATCACTACAAATTGCTAAATCTTTTATACCTAAATCAATTCCTACCCCTTGATTAGTAGGTTTCTCGACTTCTTTTTGTGGAACATCTATCAACACAGATATATAGTATCTTCCTGCCTTTTCAGATACAGTTCCGCTTCGGATTACTAAACCGCTTTTAGTAGTTGGAACATACCCTTTTTCTTTAAGCATTACCCATCCAAGTGTAGGTATCTTTATCCTGTGTCTTTCACAATATATAATCGCTTTAGCATTTGTTTTTACAAAGTACATCTTTACATCTGACTTCCCTTTTTTCTTGTATTTTGGGAATTTACTTTGCTTTTTAAAGAACCTTTGATAAGCACCATAAGCATTTGTAATGCTTTGTTTTACGGATTTGCTACTAACTTCTTTTATCCAAGACAGTTCTTCATGTTGTGGTAAATAATTATTATTTAGCCACTTGCTAAAATCTATAGCGGATTGAAGCTTTTCTCCGTGTTCATACCTTTCTTTTTGTGTGGCAAGATAAAAGTTGTATATGTATCTGCAAGTACCTATTGTTTGGTTTATCTTCTTTATCTGTTCTTGCGTGGGATTAATTTCAGTTTTATAACTTACAATCATTGCTGTTCCCCACTGTACACCAAAGGTTTCCCATTTTCATCTACCAACAGTGTTAATGTGCCTTCGTTATACCTAGCATCACTTCTCCAATACTGTACCCCTGTACGTACATCATAAACTACATCACCATACTGTTCGTGATATAACACCTTGAAACACTCTTCTTCCATTGCATTTGCCTTAACAGTAAAAAATATCGCTATTATAATGAAAGCTACTACAAACAGTAGGTTTCCTTTAAACATTTTCCTGTACATCAATTTCCTCACTTCCTACGTAATGCAAATGACTTAACGGACATTTTTGGCAATACTGCTGTAACATTACCTTCCTTATTGCATCTTCCTTATATTTTCTATCAATGTCGGCTTTATATTTACAAGCATACATACAAACTTCTTCTCGTATGCTCACTAATTGCTCTACTATAGTCATATCCAGAACATTATTTTTTCTCATATAAACTCCCATCAGCATTATATCTGGGCATAATAGCTATATTACCATTATTGTTATACACAAGGTATTCAACATGGGTTTCAGTATCTTCATATAGATAAAAGTCGCCAACCCAATTGATAAGGTCAGAATCTATATACTCCATATTGAATACAGGTGGACTACCTGCATTACTAGTTGTGGCACACCCAATCACCAAGCCACTTACGAATACCGCCAATACTAAAATTATCTTTTTCATATCTCTCACATTTCTCAAAAAATGGTTGCTGTATTACATGACTATCAAGCCTACATTTATACAAGTCTAAACCTTTTACGTATTGCGCTACCATATCTTTTGAACAGTAATTACAGTTTCTACAATGCTTCATCCGAATACCCCAATTTCTGAGCAGGTGCTTCTAACTCTGCGCTTAATTTTATCTTCTTATCTAACTCACTTTGCGCATTATCAATTTCTTTCTTTTGCTCTTTCAGAATATTGATATATGGTGACATTATCTTGGCAACTTTTGTCTTTATGATTCCATCAAGTTCCTTCTGAACAGCTTTTTCAACAGATTTTCCAATCAGTTCTTCGATTTTATCCGATTTACTACAAAGAATTTGATTTATCCTTGTTTGGATTTGGTTATTTACTCTTTCATTTAATGAAACATAATCGATATGAGAATCCTTGAACAGTGTATGTACTTCTATTCCTGCTATCCGTCTTATTTCGTCATATACTGCTTTTTCTACCTCTGTTTGCAGGTCAAAGTCCTCAAACGTTACCTTTACTTCCATCTTCTACCTCATAACAACAGCACCCATCATTAGTAAAGTCTGCACAGTTTGGCGAATCTCCACAACTACACACCCATGTATATGAATCATGATATTTACAGCCTTCACAGGTTAAATTCCCATTAGCACCATTACTGTTATATACTCTCATACTTATTTCATTCCTATTTCTTAGCTTGCTCAATTCTTAGCTGATTAGAAAACTTTCCCAACTCTGTTATATGGTCTTCCAGAATATTTCTGTATTTGCCACCATACCCTCTATTATCTCTCGAAAGTACCATACAAATTGTTATTAAGGTTTCGATTAACTCAATCAAGAGTCGTTTGTAAAATTTAATCTTCTTCATTAGTTTTCCATGAAATCTTTGAAATTTTATCCCAACAGTTATCACAGAATGTAATATCTGGTTCTGTTACTGTTATATTTTGAACAACATGATACGGAGTTATTATGTGAAAATTAGTTATTTCCGTTACCTGTTGTCTACATATTTTACATACTGCTTTCATTTATTCCCCTAAAAACGTCAAATCCTCATAAGCTTGTGGCATCTCAAAATACTTCTTATCTTCTTTAAAACTTGAAGCTATAGCCCACAAAACTGCCTTGGCATGGTTCATATCTTTATATGAACCTAACCAAAAATATCTGTCACTAAAATATCCATTTATGTTAAAGCTATTCTCATTAACCTTTTGAATATTCAAAACAGCTTTTTCATATGGAATATCACATTGTTTATTTTGGCTTATTATTCTCATTTATTTCCTATCTCCCAAAAGAATCACACATACCAGACTCAGTATGACTATCGTATAAAATATCTTTTCAATCACTTCTGGAAGTCCTCTCTTCCTTCTCATATGAACAAGTGGGGAATTTAATTTTCAATTTTTCTTCTTCATCATGATATATATATCCATTCGTAATGAGATAATCCAAATATTCTAACAATGTGATTTTATCAACACCCAATCTCTCAGCTTGTTCATTAAGAATTTCCACGTATGCTTCTTCTTCGGCTTTAACATATCTCACTGTAATAATTCCTCATAATGCAATTTATTTAACGGACATTCGTGGCTTGTGCCTTCATTACAGCTTCTACCCTACTGTTTACATACTCTTTTGTCGCCAAGTCACCTATGTTTACCTCTTCAACAGGGTTATACTTAATGGAATGAATCAAATCTTCATAAAGTGAATCTAACAAGGAAAACCAATAGCCATCTTCATGCCCATCACGCTTGGCTAATCTCTTCTTATCCGCTATACGAAGTCTTATATCCTCTTTTTCAATCGTAGTGTAGATAGTCATACAATCACCTTTTTATTTGAACTGCGCTATATGAATGAAAATATATTCATCTGCACACCTTTTGTAATCCGATTAACTGTATAATCACATTGCTTTTTACTCAGTTCTATCCCAATTGCTTTAATATCCCTAGATATACAAGCACACAATGTAGTTCCTGTTCCGCTAAAACAATCAAGCACTATATCATCCTTAAGAACATATCTGTCTATAATGGCTTCAACAAATTTTGTAGAAAATGTAGCTTTATTCAAATCGGTACTTTCATCATTATTCGGTGCTGTAAAAAAATTAGGGTATTTAAGTTTGAGTGTGTTTAGAGAGAAAAACCAAACCTTACTTTAGCTAAATAAAGTGGTGTGTTTGGTTCTCTCTCAGAAGTAACTTTAGTTGTCCTCTGACTCATGTTTTTTGTTCAGTTTAGCAATAAGTCGATAGTATTCAGCATCGGTTAAGATGTTGTCTATCCACATTTGCAAAAGAGCAGCGCTGCAATCAGCATAGGACATAGGTTTAGCTTCTTTAACATCACTCATTAACACATCCATCAAAGATGCTCATTTGGCCTTCGATTTGGGTATTTACAATAGGTTTTAACCTATAACCAATTCTCCGATATTCTTCGTAAATTGGTGCCCATATAAGCTCACATTGCTTCTTTTCGTTAGGGAAGAACTTCTCTAAGGTATCAAGTTCTTCTTGGAGATTTAAAGCGAATGGACAGCCCTTACACCCTGTTCTAACAAAGTTATATGGCGGATAATATATGTCGCAAATCTTGACGTTATATGTGCTTATGAACCATTCTTCCCAATCCTTAGACATTGGTACTAAAGGTTGAAAAGCACGAAGTTTATCGCCATTAAAGGCAAGACATTTAGCGACAGTTCTACGTCCACCTTCTTCACGCATAATGCCAACAATAGCGTAGGGCTTGCCATTCTCTTTTCGCCATTGGTCAATAGGTTCTTCTTTGAGGTGTTTACAACATTTGTCAGATATTCTAATCTTGAAGCTTTTATCAAATTGATAAAGGAGCTTCTGAGGGCAAGGCCTATATATGTCTTTATCCTTTTTGGCAGAAGATGTATAGTTTTCAATGCTTTGTGTCTGACCGTTGCGTTGGTACAAATCAACCCAATGAGCGTGTTGTTTGCTTTTAAAGGGATAACCCTCTTTTTCAAGCATCTGCTTGATAGGCACTTTAGGTTTAAGAATGATAATTCTATCATCGTGTTTTTGTAGGCCTATAACAAAATCTCGTATCATATTTAGCTCAATCCCTGTGTTTGCATAAAGGCGAGGAATTTTGTTATTTGGCAATGCCATATCAATAAGGGCTGATAAAACAGTTGAATCTTTACCGCCACTAAAAGACATTGCAAAGTTTTCTTCTCCGTATTGAGTAATGATCTGCTGAATTTTCTGAATGCGGTCTTGAAGAAGAAACTCATTATCTATAACAGGTTCATCATCATAGGCCTGTGCTATTAAGTCATTATTTGTCAGTGTAATCTGTTGGTATTGCATCAGGGAACTCCTTTTCTATAACTCGTTGATACACTTCTGATGTGTGATGTTTGAAGTAATCCATCAACGCATCAATGCTAGTTCCAGCGGAAACAAGAACATTGTCGAGGTTAATGTCTGTTT